GCGGCCCGCCAGACGTTAACCTGACGAGCCGCCCCTTACCAGGGGGCGCTGGTAATTACGCGTTGGCCTCCGTCTCGCTCGCCAGCTCCATGGTGCCGAAGCGATCCGATCCGCCGGCGTCGTTGATGTTCAGGGCGAGAGTGGCAGTGCCGAACTCTTCTGCGCCGAACGTCAGGGCGTCGTCGGTGATCAGGATGGTGGCGGAGGGGACCGTCCAGATGAAGTTCACGCCGATGTCCGTGAGGTGCTTGATCGTGCAGCTCCCGTCGACCTGCGTGTTCGTGAACGGCTTGAGGTTCGTCGTCGCGCGTCGGTTGTAGCTGTAGTCAGCGAGCATGCGCTGCCCGCCCTTCAGCGCGTCGGTCGTTCCGTTCACATTCAGCATGCGAATCCGGCCCAGGGTCGGATCGACCACGTAGTCCGTGAGGTTCGCGAACGCATGGCTGGGCGTGTAGGTCGCGAGGATGGCGCCGGTCACGTTGACCGCGGAGCCGCCGACGAAGAACTGCAGGTCACCGGAAGTGGAACCCGTTCCCACCACGACCTCGACCTCGTTGCCCGAGGCAGCCGCCGCGACCGCGATGGGCGTGTAGGTCACGCCGGCCACCGTGATCGCGCTGACGTCTGCAACGAGAAGGGGCTTGAAGTCCAGCGAGTAGTCGCCGGAGGCATCACCGAGGGTGCCGTCGCCGGTGCCGACCGCTTCGTCCGTGATCGTCGCGCAGGTGACCGAGGAACCGCCGAAGGTGGACTCGTCGATGTCGCCGTTGGACAGACCAACAAACGAACGCTCAGCCTCGGCGCCAGTGTCGGGAATGGTGAAGGGATCGTCCGAGACCGCAGCCGCGGCATCCGCCGAGACGACCACGCCGCTCGTCGAACCGAAGATCAGCTCCGCGATGTCGGCGCGGAAGTTGAAGACCTCCAGCTGCATCGTGACTTCGATCTTCGAGATCAGCTCTCGGTCGACGGTCAGTGTGCCGGAGTCGCCGCGCTCAAGCGTGAGCGTTTCGACTTCCTTCTGCAGCTCTTCGCCGGACAGGATGCCCAGCTGGACGGGCGTTCCGCCGGTCGGCGTGAACTCCACGACCGAAAAGCCGATGAGTAGATTGTCCTTCGTGAAAGTATCACTCGGACGGGATTCGAGAGACATGAAGATCCTCCTGGTCGTCCGCCGTTACGGGGCAACCCTGTTGGTGAAGTATACCCAATCGGCGGCCTGAATCACCTGATACCAAGCGCCGTCCCCACCGACGTGCTGAGCCGCGGTGCGATTACTGAAGATGACGTCGGCGACGCGCGCCCCGTCCATGAACCCCTGGGCCGCGTAGGCCAAGTCGTTCACCTGCCCAGTGCCTCGGCCCTGGCGAACGTAGGTCTCGATCGTGAATCGCCCCGTCTCACGGAAATAGTTCGTCGCGACGGAGCCAGAGACCGGCACATGGCCGTCATCTGTGAAACCGGTGGTAAAAACCCGCACCCAGGCGTCGTCGAGCCCAGGTTTGAGGTCCGAGGGGTCGAATTCCGTGTTCGGCCACGCGATCGGGATATCGGGGTGGAGCGCGGTCCAGTAGGAGTCGAACGCCGTGAAGAGCGTGTCCGTGATGTCGCGGGGACTGAAGGTCATACGCGGACCACCATCTCGTAGTAGAGCAGCGTGCCACCAGGGTTCTGCGGGCGCGACGCCGTGATCGAGTACTGCCGGCCACCGCGATCGATGACCCAGTCGGTGCCCACCTCAGCGGGGAGGGCGGATGCTGCCTGGACGAGCACTCGGCCGCGATGCTCCTCGACCGGAGTGGAGCCCCGCCCGATGCCCGCGCCCGTCGTCGTGAACGGATCGTTCGAGAGGTCGAAGAAGACCGCGTTGGCGCTGATCGCCTGAGTGTCCGCGCCGTCGACGTCGGGGCCCTCCCAGGGCTTCGTCGGGTCTTCGAACGTGGACGCAGCTCGACGGAGCGTGACGGCCTCGCCGAACTCAGTCAGCAGCTCGTCAGCGGTTGCCTTCAGGCCTGTGTAGAACGCACTGCTCACGAGAGTTTCCTGTTAGTTGAAATCTTCGACTGCGGCCTTCGCCTCTTCTGCGGACAGCTTCCTGTTGTCCGGGTTCGTGAGGGGCTTGGGGTCATTCTGCGATCCGTCGCGGACGGTGCGGTTCTCGTTCAGCTTGGCCTCGCGGGCTGCCTCTCGCTCCAGGGTCTCCTGGTCGCGCTGCGCGCGTGCCGCTTCGGCCTCTTCCTTGGCCTGAGCCTCGCGTTCCTGCGCCAGGGCGGCCTTCTCCAGCTGCAGCTGGGCCTCTTCCTCGGCGCTCTTCTGCTCGGCCTTGGCCTCGTCGGCCAGTCGCTTCGCGCGCTCAGCGAGCTGCTTGTCGACCTTGGCCTTGAGCTTCGCGGCTTCCTCGTCGGCGATCAGCTGCTCGATCTCGCGTCGTTCCGCGTCCTCGGCAGCCTGGATGGCCCGCTCGCGGAGTCGCTCCTGCTCTTCCTCTTCGCGACGACGGGCGTTCAGCTCGCGGCGAAGCTCGCGCTTCTCCCGCAGCTTGCGGTCCTCGGCTTCACGCTTGCGTGCCTCTTCGCGCCGATCGGCCGCGTTGTCTCGCACGCGCTTCCGACCGGGCACCTTCTCGGGTGCGCTGTCGTCGCGCAGCTCGATGGCCAGCGAGTACCAGAGCGCCTTGAGGCGGCGCGATGAAATGCCATCTCGATCGCAATCGACCGGCTCGCCCTGCTCGACGCGGCGCTTGCCGTCGCGGCCGTGGACGATGATCGCCTTGCGGAAAACGTAGTCTGCATCGGGGCCAGCATACCGCTGGCGCCAGTGGCGAACGGGGCGAATGCGCTGCCGCGTGCGGGGCGCGCTGACCTCGTCGTTGGGGGTCTGCTCGTTGCTCTCGTCGCTCACTGGGAAATCCTCCATCGCTGGAGCCCAGCATAGCTCATCTCTGAACCATGCTGGGCCCCGCGTTGGCTGTGCGGTTGCTTAGGCCGCGGTGACGTCGTCGAAGAAGTAGCCCAGTTCGGAGGCCACCAGCTTCTGGTCGTACGCCTGATCGATCTCGATCCGGTCGGACTCGAGGTGATCCATGCGGAATCGCTTCATCCGCATGCCGTTCTGGCTGGCACCCAGGAATCCGGTCCACGAGAACGTGTAACCGGCCGAGGGGACCATCAGACCCGGCGACGGCGCCGAGTAGCAGAGCAGCGCGTCCAGCCCCGTTCCGATGAACGAGTGGCTGTCCGTGAGGCCCTTGGCGGCGGTGTTCTGCACCGCTTCCATCACCAGGATCTGATCCAGCTCCAGGAGCTGGGCCACGGTCTGGCGAAGGACGCGAGCCGGACCACCGGGGGTCTGACCTGCATTGATGCGCGCGACGATGTCGGCATTGTCCACGAGGATGTCCCAGGCCTGCTTGCCCAGGACGAGGGTGTTGGCCTTCATCCCGGTGTTCTGCAGGATCGTGCGAACGCCCGTGCGGATGTCCTCGATCGGCGTGCCTGCTCCGTCCCACGCGAGACCGGACGTGACGTCCGTATCCCAGATGGAGGGGCCGAAGAACGACGTCGCCCAGCTGACCTCACGGTTGATGAGGGCCTTCTGGGTGAGGAACTCCGTCGCTTCGCGATCGGGCGAAAGCGGGCTGTCCGCGTTCGCGCGCACCTGATCCGCGATGTCCTTGTGCAGAGCACGGACGGGCGCGGAGTAGGTGCCGGTCGTCAGCCTGTAGTTCGCGCCGGCCGACTCGGTTCCGGGAGCCCGGAGTTCCATGTCGTCTCGGTTGAACTCACCACGAGGATACTCGTAGTAGACGTCCGACTGGTGGGAAACCGGGATGTTGGGGAACACCCGGTCGGCCACGAAGGCATCCTGCGACTGCATGAAAGCAACCGAGATGTTCGTGAGGGGGCCGTCGACGTGAACGTCGGAACGGCTCGGCTCGATGAACGGCATAGTTCATTCTCCTTTCGAGAGAGGGTTCAGGGGGACTCTTAGGTACCCGAACCGAGAAGGGGCATGGCCAGGACGCGGACGATCGATCCGGCCGCACCGGACTCGAGAGCAACGCCGATCGCCATGTTGTCGACGGCGATGTTCGTCAGAGCCGCGACGGAGGCAGCGCCATCCGCAACCGCAACGACGATGTCGTCCTGCGTGACACCACCGGTGCCGACGAGAACCTCGAGGATTCCCTCGAGCTTGGCCACGGGGACCGAGTCGCCGGAGCCCACGGACTCCGCGCAAACGCCGACGAGTGCATCCGTGGCGCCGGCCTGGACGGCCGCCCCACTGGAGATCGTGACGATCTCGCCGTTGGTGAGAGCCTCACCTGCGACGAGCGTAATGGTCTGAACACCATCATGAGAAGCCATTTGGCTGTCCTCCTACCGAGTGAGCGTTAGCTCTGCGCTCGGCTGATCATCGCATTGCGATGCTGGTTGTAGAGATCCTTGCCTTCGGGCGTGGCGAGAACGATCTCGTACGCCTTCACGAAGTCCTTGACCGGGTCGAGGTCGAGCTTGATCGCCTCGGCCTTGGCCATGTCATCGAGCTTCGCCTCGGCGTCGGACTTCTGAAGCTGGGCGCCCTGCGGCGTCACCGTCTTCTCCGTCTTCGAACCTTCGCTGGTGCCCAGGGACTTCGTCACGTCCTCGTTGGCCGAGTTGCCGGACTTGAGGGCCTTGAGGGCAGCCTCGCGATGCTCCGGGTTCCCGATCGACTCGACGGACTTGAGGAGTTCCGCGCGCTGCTTCACGGTGCCGGGCAGATTCGCCAGCTCCACTTCCGCTCGCTTCTCGAACTCGCTGTCCGCCTTCTCGGCCTTCAGAAGCTCGATCTCCTTGTCCTTCGAATCCTTCTCGATGATCGCAGCCACGAGCCGCGGGTCATCGGACTTGGTGAAGACGGTTCCGTCGTTCGCCGTGTAGACGACATTCGGGTCCTCGCTCTTCGCCACCTTGGCCTCGGGCTCGTCCTCGGTCTTCTCGACCACGGGCTTCACCAGAAGCTCGCGCTCGTCGGCCGACTTCGCCAGGAACTCGTCCTGGTCCTCCGCCTTCTCGATCGTGTCGAAGTGGGCACGATGCGAAGCGGAGAGCGCCACGATGGCCTGCAGCCGCTCGTTGGCCTTCTTCAGTTCATCATCCATTTGGATGTCCTCCTGATTGGGGGTTGCAGTCAGCTCGGGGAAGTTCTTCTGGATCGCTTCCAGCATCTCTCCATCGAGTTCCTGCTTTTGAACCATGGCCACCACTGCGTTGACCACGGTATCACGCTCCACTGCGTGCAAATGTCCGGCGTTCATGACGATCTGGATCTGACCTTCGTCGTCCACAACCCATGCGTGCCGGTGTTCCTCGTCCTCGACACCGGGGCCAACCGCCCAGTCGGTGTGTCCGCTGCGATCTTCACCAGGGAAGAGTTCCAGCGTGTGTCCGTGTCCGTCGTCGGCGGAGGTGACGACCGTGATCCACCCCAGCTTCTCGATCTTGTTGCCGTCCTTGTCGTACTCCGCGCCGTCGTCGCGCTTCATGAGCAGAGCCTTGGCGGGCGCCTGCGCGGGCCGCGTAACGCTGGACAGCTCGTTGATCTTGAACTTCTTCATCCGCTGCTTCACGGCGCTTCGCATAACTTACTCCTCGACCGGTTCGTTCTCGATGTACTTCCCGCCGATGGAGAAGCCCGTGTACTCGCCCGACTTGAACTTCTCCAGCACTTCGGGGCTGGGCTCGACCGCGACCATCCAGCCGGTGCGATCGGTCGTGATCCCGAAGGCCTTGGCGATCTCGTCGGTGAGCGGGAACTCGTGAACGACGGTGCCGTCCTTGAAAACATGCATGTCGCCCGCGATTCGATCGCTCTTGGCGAAGTCGGTGACGGCTTCGAGCATGGCTTCCTCGGGGATGTGATCACCCTGCGAGTCGAAGAACTCCTCGCCGTTGATCTTGCAGACGATCCCCCAGCCGAACACGAGCCCAAGCTCGTCGTCGACCTTCGCGATTTCCTCGCACTTCGTGAAGTTGCTCAAGAGTTGCGTCTCCGTAGGCGCGCAGCACTGTGGCAACGCGTAGGCAAGAGGATACAGGTTTAGACGGGCGGTGCCACGAAGCGTCTGAGGACGACGCAATGGCAGGAGGCCACCTCGCGGGCAGGGGCGCTGCTGTCGCCGGGCCAGCGCAGGAATACGCCAGCTCCAGACTGGAAGGCTTCGCCCAGCGGGCGCGTCTGGCCATCCATGAAGGCGTGGCTGTCGCGCGTGTTGATGAACCGGGCGCGCCACTCCTGTTCGACGGTGCTTGGGTCGAGTCCGCGGTCCACCGCCTGGGCCCACATCTCCGCTTCGCCGGCGTTCACCGCAGCGAGAGCTTCGGTCGAAGCGATGACCTGCGCGCGGTGCGCGAGCAGCTTCTCCTCGTACCGGGCG